AGAGTCCATAGAAGAAGGTAGAGCAGTTTATAGTGAACTACTGCAAACTTGGCGTGATTATAAAAAAGATGGTGTTGTTAATGTTGTTAAAACAACTGGACTTCCTGAATGGTATTTAGAAAAAAGACGAGGAGCATAAAATGGGTGCATTGGTAAATTTAGAAACAGAAGAGAGACTTTTAGAGTTAGAAGTAAAAAGATTTGAACTTGAACAAAGAAGAGCTATGGCACTAAGTAAAAGTGCCTTTTTTCCTGACAATCTAAAGGGAGATGTTGCAAGTGCAGTTATTATCTATGATTTGGCTAGCCGTATGAATGTTAGTGTTATGGAAATAGCACAAAGCATCTATATTATTTACAACAAACCATCTTTTTCAACAAGCTACTTGGTTGCAAGACTAAACACTAGCGGTCGCATAAAAGGCAGCTTGGTTACAGTTATAAGTGACGATAAACAGAGTGCTTACTCTTATGCTATTGATGCTGAGACTGGCGAAAAATTAGTCGGTATGACCTATACAATGGAGATTGCAAAAAAAGAGGGGCTGTTATCTAAAAAAGGTAGCAAGTGGCTTACAATGCCGGAGCTTATGCTTAGAAAAAGAGCGCAATCTAGCTTTATTAATGAGTTTTTTCCTGAAGTTAAATTCGGCATGCAAACAGTAGAGGAGATTGAAGATACGCATATTATTGAAACATCAATATCTAGTGGAAACGAAACAACTGATTTGAATGAAATTATTGCAAGTCCTAAAAAAACAACTAAAAAAAGAGCGACAAGAGAAAAGAAAAAAGAAGAGCCAGAAAAAGAAAAAGACCTCTTAGCAGATATTGATGTAGAAGTGGCTCACGAGTATGTCGATGCAGAAACTGGCGAGGTGTTTGATGACTAGAGAAAAAGCAAAAAGCGAGCTTAAAAAGTATGTTATTTCTTCTATTTCAAGTAAAGAAATTCAACATATAAACATTAATGTTGCAAGAAGAGTTATTGATGAGATATTTGACAATTTTGAAAAAGAAAAAGAGCAACTCAAAAAAGACAGAGACTACTGGAAGTTGAGTTTTAATAAACAAGTTTATGCGAGTAGGAGAATAAGAAATGTATAAGTCTTTAACAAGCATAGCAAAAATGTTTGATGTAAGCACAAACTACATAAAAAAACATTTCTCAAATGATTTTAAAGAGGGTGTGCATTATATCTATGTCGGAAATTTAAAAAGATTTAATGTTAATGAGATGCGAAAACTCTTAACAACTAAAAAAGAAAATCATAATGAAAATCCTATTCTTGAAAGATTTTTAATTTAAAGGTGTTATTATGTTACCTGATAGTATGAGTGCCACTTCTAAAAGGAGTGGTAAAAAAATGGCATCACATTACAAAAGAGGTAATAAAATATGGATTACTTACTTTGTAGATAAAGTAAGACACAGAAAGTCAACAGGTCTTGATTACAATGCAAAAAACATCAAGATAGTTGAAAATGAGATTATACCTCAGTTGATGAAAAAAATAGCTACAGGTGAAATATACAAAAAAAAGCCTAAAAGTTTTGAATACTACGGCGGTATATTTTTAAAACAAAAAAGTATGAATAGGAGCTACTTTACAGCAGTTGGATATTACAAACGAGTAATAGAACACTTCAAAGGTAGAAATATTGATACTATTACAAGACTTGATATTAAAGAATATCTAATATCACTTAATATCAAGAATATTTCAAGGAACAAGTATAAAAGTTGCGTTAAAGAGATATTTGAGCTTGCAGTGGATGATGGTGTCATACCGACAAACCCTGCTCTAAATATCAAATTTCCTCAAGATCGCAAAACAAAGATTGAATACTACACCCGTGAAGAAGTAGAAAAGTTGTTAAATGCTGCAAACGGTGTAATGAAAGCTTATCTTGAAATAGCATTTAATACAGGTATGCGTACAGGCGAAATACTTGGCTTGCAGCTATCTGACTTTAAAGATGATGGCTACATTCATTTAAAGCGTACTAGGACGCTCGGAGTTGTTGGAGAGGGTAAGAACTACAACGCAAAGAGAAATGTGCCTTATAACGCTTATATGTATGAATTGGCTAAGGCAATACAGCCTAAAGACAACTTGTATCTGTTTGGAAACATTGATGATGCAAGAAAGTTGAGATTTATGTGGAGAGATGTTTGCATTGATGCAGGTGTTAAAAAACATAAACTCTATTCAACACGACATACTTTTGCAACTTTAATGCTTCAAGAAAGCATAGTTAGTATAAATGAGCTATCGGGTCTATTAGGACACTCAAGCCCTAAAGTTACACTTGCACACTATGCCAGTGTCATAGAGTCTAAAAATATTGATTTGGGATCAAATTTTGCACTTTTTAGGCACAATATGGACACAGTACAAAATAAAGAAGCTCTAAAGTAACCTATTTAAGGTATTTTCAGCGTATAAAGGCACAGGATAAGCCGAGTTGCTTATAGTCCTTTTTTAGGGGATTATAACATAAATTGTGGCACTTATACTATCAACAAAGACACAATTTAGACACACTGACTCATCTTCATAACTAGCCTAGATGCCCTATTTCCTACTTGTCTATACCATAGGCTATCTATCATCTCTTTCGCGGCAGCTCTATAATCTTTAACTTCCAAAGCTTTCAACATTCTTTTAAACTTTAATAGTCGTGGAACTCCCAAGTTATATGCCATGTTCAATATTACTTCTTTTGCACACTCCGGTAAATCTTCAAAAAAAGAAATATTCTTTTTAACTTCACTAACTGCATCGTTAAATCTTTTTTCCAAAAGCAATTCCCCCTCAACTTCATCGAGTGGTAATTTAGTTCCATACCCTATCGTAGGAATACCTAAACTATCATTGTATGGATGTGCTACAAAGCTCTCATCTCTCTTTAGTTCTTCAAGTACATTGTTATACATCACACAACCACCTTTGTATCTACTTTGTTTTTTTTATCGAAACTTCTCATAGCTCCTACACCTAAAATAGATAGAAGTAGCCCTAAAATATCACCGCTACCCATATCAGGAAACTTTGGAATTTCGGGAACAGTTGCAATAATCTCAGGGTGATAAGTCAAGTAAACTGTATAACACCATACTAAAGTCATAACTATTGCCTTTGGAACATACATAAAGAATAGAGTAATAACTCCTACCCATCCAACAGCAGGTCTCCATCCTGCTACAAACAAACTTGGATGCTTCGCTTCTTCTTCGTTAATTTTCATCTGCCCTTGCATCAATTTAGAATGTAACTGCTTTAACTGTAAATCAAGTTTTGCAAGTTCCGCAGGATCTTTGATTTTTTCACCTGTAATTGCTTCTCTTGCACTTGTTAAAATATCTCCAACATCAGATAAACTAAAATCAATTAATCCCATTACTGTCCTCCAAAGTTAAGAAAATGCATTTTTGATAGGAACTCAATAACAAGTGCTGCACCTATTGCCATATAAATAACTCGCTCAATCTTTTTAAGTCTTGCATCAATAGATCCATATTTCTCCATCTCGTTTTTATCATGGAGTATAAAGTTATCTTTGTGCATCTTCATAGTCTCATCAATCTGTGCAAGCTTGTCGTAAATATTGTTATCTACCATCTCCATTCTAACAATAGAGTTTTTCATCTCATAAAACTCATCTTTTACTTTTTCAAGGCTTGCTATTTTTGCCTCGATAACCACAATTCTGTCTTCCATATACAATCCAATAATATTTTTTGTCATTGTATTTAACGATACTCAATCAAAGCAATACTATTTTAATCATTATTTTCCTTTCGTGCTTGACTTCTTGAGTAGCTTAATGAGTTAAGCCCGATATTTTTCAATATCTCTTGTCTTGGTGTTCTAGGCTCTACAACTTTATTTCTTCTTCTATTTTTTTTGCTTCTTGCTAAACTCTCGATTAAGTTCCAACCACTATAAGCTTGAGCAGGTAGTGGCACATAGCTTTGTGTTAGGTACTTTGCATAGTCGTATGCTTTTTGTCCTGCACCTTTGTTTTTATATGTAACAGGTCGCCCATAATATGGATTTATCATTCCTGCTTTACTTGGTGCAGTGAGTGTATTTACTACTGCATTTGTTGTTGGACCACTTATATTAGATACAAAAAAGTTTATAGGATCAGTTAGCTCAATGTATGGTATCCATCTATCAGTCTTTAAAGTATGTATAGTGTCTCCACTTCTTCCTATGCCAAACCTACGCCCTTTGAAGTCTTCTGGCTTGTTTCCACCATAAAAAGGAATATTATCAAGTGGAGTTACTGCTCCACCTGTAAGTACATATTCAAGTCCTGCTAGTGTTCCCATTGCAAGAGCTGCTTTTTTTGCACCCTGCTTTGTTTTAAGAAGTTTCCAAATAGCAGGCATTGTGTAATAACTCCACGATATAAAAGGACTTATTCCTGTATCCCTTAATGCTCTAAAACCTTTAGGCATAGGCTTAGAATAATCCGGCATTATTGTTAGAACTGCTTTTCTTGCTTCATCTTTACTCATACCAACTTTTTCTCTTAGATGCGCATACATTGCTATTTTATTTATAGCATCTTCCCCGTGATACATATCCTCACTAAACTTATCTATCTTTCCAAGCACACCTTTTTTCTCAAGCTTTTGCTCTCCTGCAAGTATGTCATTTAACTGGCTTCTTCCAAGTAATCCACCATCTTTAGCCTCTAAGAAGTATTTTAAATCTTCTCCCATCTCTTCAAGCTCTTTTAAGTCTGCTTTTGTTGCCTGTCCTAGCATCTTTTTTTGCATCAGTTTCTCAAGTCTGCTACCTTCATACATCATCTTTCCTGCACGACCTATTGCTGTAACAATCTCATCAGCTCTCATTCCTGCTAAGTGCATTAAAAACTGATTGCTCATAAAGTTATTAATATGTGATGGAACATTCCAAACAGTTTTTGACTTTTTCCAAAGAGATAAATAGTTTTTCCATATCCTCGCAAAAGCTCCATCGCTTCCATGAAAAGTATTAAATATCTCATCATTTCTAGCACTAATATCATCAAACACATCTTTTCGTATATGTTTTCCTGCAAGCACCCCATATTTAGGACTGTTTGGAGCTTTTATGAAACCTGCTGCACTTATCTCATCATCACTAAACTTCTCAGCATCTTTGAGTATTACTTCATCAATCTTTGATACATCTTCTAAAAACTTTGCATTATCTGCCATTCTTTTTAATCGCATAAGAGTCTCAGGAATTGTTATAGCACCATCTCTTATCTCATTCATAGCATCGCGTTCTGCTCTGGTCCAATCTCTTCTTAGCTCATATTTTCCATTTGCCAGTTTTTGAAGTCTAACACCACCATCTCGTAAAGGTTTTTGCGTATTTGCTATAAACTTAGGATCAACAAGTAACTTTTTAGCTTCTTTTTCACTTATTACTTGTATATTACCTCGTTTGTGTATATCATCAATCTTAAAACCTTTTTTCATAAGATTTTTTACATCTTTAAAAAAGTGTTGCTCATAATTTCTATGTATGTAGTACCCTGCCCACTCGTCATATTGTTCCTGTGTTAATACACCCTTTGATACTAAATCCTTGCTTAAATTATCAATATCTTGTTTAAGCTTGTCAGCAAGTGGTTTTAGAGTTGGATTTATATCCTTTGTCTCTCCGGCTATGTAGTCATGCAATGAAACACGATCCGCTTCATTTAGCTCTTTTAAGGCTTTATGTAGCCTCTCAAGCTTAACACTCATACCATTTGTTGAAGCAGTTGCACTCTCTCTTAAATCGTGATATTTTGCTCCTAAAGTATCAAAAAACCATCTTTCTAATGTACTTGCAGCATCTCCCCACTCTTTTTGAGCCTCTTTGCTTACTATTTTAGATACATGGGCATAACCTTTTTTCTTTGCTTCTTTTACTTTGTTTAAAAACTCCTCTTTAGTTTGACTCATTTGTTTGTCTTGTGGTATAATCTCATCAGCACTTCGGTTTTCCCACTTATTGAGTGCGGATGTTTTACCTTTATTGGTCGTGCTTTTTGCACCGCTGGAGTGCTTGAAATACATCAAGTTACCATCAGTAGCTTTTATCATATTCTTTATACTTCCAATATCTTTATTAAATGATGTTATCTGTTTCAAGTTTCCATTATTATCTTTTACTATCCCTACATAATGAACAAGTCCATTTTCATCTTTGTATGGTTTGTAATATTCTATCTGCTTTTTAATAGGATTTTTTATAACAAAAAGTGGCTCTTCAAGTGCATCTTTAAATGCTCCGGTTAGCCAAGCTCTATCTTGAAAATATGTATTATCTGTAAAGTGCTTGTATATCTTTGATACATTAAAAGAAACATCGCCTATCGGAGTTTTAACTTTTGTCCATTCCCTGGTATTAAACATATTTTTAAATTCTTGAAAGCTTAAAGGCTTCGGCAACTCGCTAGCATCTTTCATTATCTCATTTTCAAGTACCCTATCACTACTTTTATTGAGATACTTATCTTCTAACTCTCTTGCGTGTTTTTGAGTAAGTCCATCAATGAGAGCATCATCGCTGTTATTAAATCGCATTACTGCATCTTCCGGTGCAATATCTTCACTACTGAATGGTGTTATCTTCTCTCTTTGCTCTGGGGTATAGTCTGCCCTTGCCTGAACATCTCTTGCTTCTATCTCTCCTGCGAGCTTCTGATACATATTAAAAGCTTCCTCTTTACCACCATCTTTATATTTACTCTCAAGCTCACTAAGCTGCTTTAGCTTTTTATCTCTTATGAAATCATCTGGCTCAAACTCTAACTCATATTTTAAAAGATTTATCTTTTTCTTGAAGTCATTATAAAACTCTTGTGCTGATCCTCCACGCGCAAAGCCTTCCTCTTTTTGAATAGAGTGTTGCAACTCATGCAATAGAGTAGATTTAAAGTCATCTTTCGTTTTAAAGTCTTTCATACCTACCTCTATTCCATCTCTTGAAAAACTTGATCCACTGCCATTGTGAAACTTAATATTTATATCTTTTAACTCTGGGTAATTATCAAATAACTCTTTATGATCCAGTATATTTTCAAGCTTTGTTCCTTCTTTAGTATTTACATATCTAGCTAGATTTTTTAACTTAGCTTTACTATCATCAATCTCAAACCGCTCTAAAGTATCATATTTTCCATCAAAAGTCTTTCCGGAACTCTTTGCAGCATCAAAACCTTTTGCCTTGCTACCTGCGAATAGTCCAGCTTTAAATCCGCCCTCTTCTTCTTCAAAGAGTTTAGGTGCTGCTTTTTTAAGTGCATTTATTCCTACTGCTCCTATTCCTGCACCTATTAAAATATCAATAAGGTCTGTTTTCCCATCTCCATTATAATCTCTTTGATTTATAGCGGTATCACTTCCGCCTGCAAAAGCGCCTGCCATTGTATGCGTAGGATTTACAAATAAAATACCCTCTTTTTCTGCAACTTTTGCTATCTTTTCAGCTCTTGCACCATCTATTTTAGGATTATATTTTGATACTTTCAAGCCCTTTTTCTTTAGTAATTCTATAGTTTCTTTGCTAGTACCATTTGGAACTAAAGCTACTTTGAACTCTCCTAAATCAACTTTTCTAAGTATCTTAGTTTCAAAATATTCAGTTGGCATCTCTTGCATTGCTGTTTTTAGATTTTCAATATCATCTTTTATACTTTTTGGTAAGTCTTTAATACCGTACTCATTTAATACTCTATCAAGTGGAGCATCTGCAATTTCTGATAAAATTCCGTTTAGTGTATCATTTGAAAAACTGGTGTTTCCTGTATGCTCATTCAAAGCATCAGATATTTTAAAGTATTCATCCTCTACCTCTTTTTTAACAACTTCAAATTCATCTTTAGAAACAAGTCTATCTTTTGCTTTTTGTATCTGTGCTAGTGATTTAAACTGTGGTGTGTGTAATGCTCTTATACTTCCTGTTCCATAGTTAAAGCCCTCTCCACCTCTTAAATCTTTTTTTAGTTTTTTAACTACATTATCTATGTTGTGGTCTATCCACTTTTGCCTGCCGTTTCTATCTGTACCGTTATAAATTTTTTCTTCTGCTCCATGCTGTTTATAATAATCATCTACATAATCTTTAAACTCTTGCTTGTGTTTTTTGTCTATAATCTTAGATACATTTGATCGTGTTGCATAAAAATCCGGTGATTTCCCTTTTTCAATTTTTCTTAGTGTATCTTTCATTATTTGAGCATAATTTTTTGCAACTCTTTGTATTTGCGTTTCGCTCCAATCGTTTATATCATCGCCTATTTTATTTTTCAAAAACTCTTTAACTTTTGAGATAAACTTATCATCATTCACATAGTCTCTGTTTAATTTTCCATCTTCATAAAAAGGCTTAAATGTTTTTGCAATTTCTATATTCTCTTTTTTTGGTGCATCATATTTTAAAACTTTATCTTTCTTATATCCTTTGCTTTCAAGGAATTTCATTTTTAAGCCTATATCATCTATAAGATTATCGACATCTACATACCCGCCTCTAGCTACTAAATCGTGATATTTATCTAAATCATCTTCAATATTTCTAATTGCTTTATGTGATAATTGTTTTTTTATTTGTGGGTATCGTGGACTGTAAATATCTGCACCATAAGTTTTAGTGTCTCTTTTAGGTGTTATTATCTCTTTATCACCTAAAAGTGTAATATTTCCAAAACCATCAAGCGGAGTATCTTTTTTAGTAACTGCAATACTTGGTACTGCTAAACCTCCTTGCTTATCAGCAAACTTTACATTATCCTCAGTAAGGTTGTGCTGTGCTATTAAATCTTTTTCTTCTTTTTGAGCTTTACTTTTAACTGGACTCATAGAGTTAAAACTATTTCCACGCTTCTGCACCTCTGGGTTAAAGTTTACCCTATCAAGTGCATCTACTGCAATATCTTTTAACTTACCTCTTATTGTTCCATTTTTAAGTGCTTGTTTGACTGCTGTATATCCACCTAAACCTAAGATAAACTTCTCAGGATCAAAAGTTATATTTCCGTTTTCATCCTGTCCTATTCCTGCATACGCTCCAACTGCTACATTGTCTAAACCTTTTGCAAAAACTGCATTTGCTTCTTCCCATTCACTTGGTGATAGCTTAACATCTGTATCATCAAGCTTTGCAAGTTCTGCTTTGTAGTCAATATTATTTTCACTATTAAATGACTTCGCATAGTCTGGGTGATTATCTAAAGTGCTTAAATCAGTTTCAAGCTTACTAAGAAGATCATCATCATATTTTCCTTTGTAAAGCTTATCTACATCACCTTTTGTTAAATGAAAATCATGCGCATAGTTTTTCTCGTAAACTGCTCTATCGTAAGCGTGCTTATTCTCTCCACCATATCCATCAAGCTCTCTATATCCACCTTTGCTTACCAACCTTTGTGGACTTCTTGCATCTTTGGCACTTACACTTTCTCTCATGCTTAATAGCTCTTGTAGTCGTGGGTGTGCTGCTATTTTTTGGTATCTCTGCATTAATTCCGCATCTGCATTATATGGTACCGGTATGTTATTGTTAAAATCTCCACTTACAAAGTTTGGATTATAAGGCTGTTCTGGTTGCTGTGGATAAATACTCTCTTTAGTATATTGTGGTTGTACTTCGTATTTATGTTGATAAATAGGTTCTAAACCTTGTGCTACCCTCTTTTTATCTGCTTCTTTTGCCAATACTTCTAAGGCTGTATTTATATCCATTGTTGCAGGTGGATTGTTCGGTCTCATTTGGAAATTTGGCTCTTTTTTAGCACCAAAGCCCGCCTGCTCTACTTTGTAAGCATCCGGTACTTTTGGATATTTTCCTTGCAAAATCTCTCCGCTAATTGCTTCTGTTTCTTGTGGCGATAATCCTAGAGCGTCTGCATTATTTAAGATCGCGCTTGCTATGTCTTCATCACTTTTTGCGCCTTGTACCATTTCAGGCTTAATTACATTATTTACCCTGCCTTTTGTAAAAGCGGATATAATGCCATTTAGTCCTGCAACTATGCCTGCACCAATCTCTGCATTATGCACTTTCTCTGTTGTACTCATTGCATCGTTTCCATAGTCTTTTGCAGCCATAGTTCCTGCGCCAATACCTGCACCTAAACCCATACTTGTTGCTACTGCTCTTGGTTTTGTTTTGGTTGCACCAACTGCTAATTTTTCAATAAGACTTCCTGCCTTACCTATTTTTTGCCCTTTAGATACTATTCCTGCTGGTGTAAGATTTAAAGGGTCTCCTATCATTTCTCCTGCTAGTCCAACCCATTCATTGTCTATATTTCTATCTAGTGTCTGACTTGCTACTCTTGCCCTGTTTTGTAAAGATTTATTACCAAACAGTTTAGCTGCCGATGCTGTGTAGTCTGTAATATTTTTTGCTGCTCCGTGAATAAAATCCTCTGCAAAATCTGGTATATACTCATCTATTTTATCCATTCTTACTTGACTATTATTCTGCTCTTGTTTAAACTTAGCATAAAGCGGATCTTGTTTGTATGATGAATTTTGTTGCTGATTATTTTGTGATTGTTCTTGCTTGAATTTCTTATAAAGAGGATCTTGTCTGTAGTCCATTTCAATAGCCTATTTTTTATTGATAGACTACCAAAATGTATTTTTCAAAATAAGAGTATTTTAACTATAACCTTGTAGCTTTTTCCATTCTAAAAACTGTTTCTCTTCATCATCAGTAGTTTTTTGAGATACATTTGTTTTATTTTTCTGAGTATTTTTCTTCTGCGTATCAAGTGAGTAAGTATCACTAAACCATCCATCTTCTTTTTTTATGTTTGGAATAGTTCCTGTATTGATATAATGTTGAGATACTTGTCTTTTTATTCCCTCATCTAAATCATCCCACTCAGGAACAAGAGCAGCAGGGTTTTTCGTGAATATTTTAGTGCGTTCTAGTTTATACTTTTCATCATTGTTTTTTGCACCTAAAGATGATTGAAATTTCTGCATATCAAGGTCATGTGTTCTATCAAACTTCTGCACATTAAAGTTAAAAGACTTATCAAACTGTGACCCTTGTTGAGAGAGTCTCTGATTTTGCAAATACTCTTTTTCTAGCCTATTTTGCTGTGATTGATACTTATCATTTTGAAGTCTTTGTGAAAACTGTCTATTTTTTAAGTTCATTGCATCATACTGTTGCTGCATACCTGCATTTCGCTTATCTGTTAGGTACTTTAAAAAGTTTCCTATTTTTGCAGTATTCTCCTCTCCAGTTTGTAAGTGTACTTGTGGAGCTTTCATACCGTTTGGAAAATTATTAGGAAAATATGAGGACTGCTGCTGTGATTGTGCAAGTAAGCTAATAAACTTGTTTTTCTTTGGCTTTGGCGGATCAAAATTCATTGTTACCTTGTTTCCATAGCTTCCATCAGGTCGCTGTAACCCTGCTCGGTAGTCAATACTTTTAGTACCTATTACAGTACCATCATCTCTTTTCATATTCATTTGAAGTTCCATATACTCTTTAACTCATGCACTTCTTTCCATTTTTTAGCAATTTCATTTGTTTTTTGTTCATACTCATCTGCAAGATTTTTCAAAGAAGTTGTATCAACGGCATCTGCATTTATTACTTTTATCATTGTTTTTTTTATATCATTTAGCTGCTCTTGAATAACAAGAATATTATCTTTTGTTTCATGATATAAACCTCGTGCATAAATTCTTTCATCCATTTTCAAACCTTTTTAACTGTAGATTACCAAAATAGAATTTTTAAAATAAGAGCATTTTAATCACCAATTACAGGATAACCCCTATCTATCATATTGTGTTTTGCAAAAAGCTCACCTAAATCACTTCTTGGAATAGGATATCCCCATTTGTTTATTTTAAAAACATTTAATTTTGTCTTGCTCATCGTATATACATAGTCTGAAAAATTTGCTATTGCATAAGAATAGTTATATAGAAATGATGTTCCTTTCTGAATAATATCTGTAGATTTATAGCTTATATAATTTTTTGAATAGTATATTTCACCACTTGGACCTATTGAAAAATATGCCTCTTTTGCATCTCCAAGATAACAAATTTTAGATGCAGGAGTGCTTGCCTTCGGATAGTCGTGCAAATTATGTTTTTCGTTATAATGCAAAACCTTTCCATCTCTGATATAATCAAAACGAATTTTAGCATCTGATGCAAAATAGTCTAATCCTTGTATCTCTTTTATTTCTCCTCTATCAACATAGTATGTATTGCTATTTGTCATAAAATATGCATCATCATAAGCTGATTTTTTATTTCCTCTTGATGCGCTAGACGCGCTGAAATCACTTGTTGCAATATTTCCATTATCGACATCTTGCAAAGAAATAGTTCCGTGCATACCTACAATATAAACATTATCACCATCACTAATCATAAACGGTACAACTTCGTATATTCCAACTTGTAGTATTTTTGTAAATCCATCTTCACTATACTCATAGATTTTATTTCCTGCATAAAAGAAGTTTCTTTTATTTATCGAATACACAAATAGAGGAGTTCCAAAATCATCTACATTAACATCAAAAAGTTTTACTTTATCAACTCCTGAAAATTTGTAAAAAGCATAAACATCACCGCTAGTATTTTCGCTACTGCTTCCGTCATCTGTTTTTTCAAAAATTACCAAAAATTTATTTATTCCATCATCATATCTTGAAACATTTTTTCTATATGTTGATATTTCATTTGATACATCAACAGTTCCTATAAACTCTACATTTTGAGGACACATTGCAGTAGATACAATCATAGGCTTTTCTCTTCCAAGTTCAACTTTTACAGGCAAAACAGCATCTTCAAGACTTTTATTCCTATCATATACAATAGGATCATCAGATACATTGTTTACATCAGTTGCATCTGGCTCGTTTCCTCTTTCCATATCTTTTATTATGTCTGGTGAGTCAGGCACATAAACATATCGCTCTTCTCCGGTTTGAGAGTTTTTTATCATCATATTTATAGATGCTATATAAGTACCATTTATAATCTCTTTTGCAAGTAGATTATCATCGTATGCTGGGTGAGGATAAGGTATGCTTATCTCTTCTGCCATTGATAAAACTCCTAAAATTAAAAACAAAATAGACTTCATAACATATCTCCAAAAAATATGTTATATTTTACTACAATATTATGTAAAATTCCTGATAGCCATAATGTAAATATCAATACTATCAAATAAAATATCTACCATTACGATACTCTGCGTGCTATCTATTGTTTTATCACCCATTGCATCAAAAGCCAAAGTTACATTATGCCCGTTTGGTATGAACTCAATAGTGTATAACTTACCTAAATCTATCTCATAATTACCATCTGCATCTTTTGTTATATCAAAGCTTAAATCTCCACCGACATCAACATAATAATAGTTACCTACGATCTCTTTAAAGTTTTTTGCTATGTTTCCACTTGGTCCATCCATACCATCAAAAGGCTGTGGCTCTGCACCTCCTACCGGTGCATCAACTTCTTCTATTGCATCACCTGCTGCATTTACTGCAAGAAATTTACCTGCTGTATATGTATCTGGTGTATCTGTAAGCTCTAAAAATGTTGTTGCTCCGCTTCCAGTTCCACTGTCTCCATCTTTTCCTACAAAACGAATAGCACTGCTCCATACTCCATCACCCTGCTTAAAAGAGATATAAATATCTCCATCCTGAAAATTATCATGCCATGATGATCCATCGTTTGAATATCTAAAAAATATTGTCTCTGTATAGACTGTATCACTATCTCTATGCATAAAGTAGTCACGCATAGCATCATTATAGCTAGCATAAATAGCATCTGCATCACTTGCATACCCATTGTACCCTACCCATAAAAAAGAGAGTGCTTTGTATATAACTGCAAATGCTAAACCCTCATCAGTATCTAGTACTCCATCAATCGTCGGCTCTGTTGGAACTCTTATAAACTCAGTAGATGATATTTTTTTAAACTCTGTTGCAGTGCTATCATTACTCTCTAAAAGAGTTAATGGTGTTGTATTGAGTGCTGCATCTCTCAACCCAAAGTATAAAGCCTCTAACTTGCTAGTATTATCTTTGCTCTCTAGCGGATGGGCAACATAATTTCCTGAGTCATCTTTACTGTCATCACTTTTCTTATATGCATCAACTGTGTCTGTGATAATTGTATCAATATAATTAAGTGCTTTTGATACTAACATATTCTATCCTTACGCTTTGTAAATTTTTGCAATTTTTATCTGAGTAAGATTTTTATTGTCTTCAATCTCTTTGTTAAGCTCACCTGCTTTTTGAATTGCTTTGAGCTGTGCAAGCTTGTACTGCACCTCTGTAGCTGAAACTCTTACTTGTTGCGCTGTAAGACCTACTTTTGCCCTCTCGTTATCTGCTTGTGCTTGATAGAGCGGTATTTTTGCTTCTTCTAGCCCTACTTGAGCCTGCTTTATTAAAATATCTTTATCCATTATTTCAATCTTTTTATCTTCTGCTTCAATCTCTTTTGTTTTAAGTTCTATATTTTTTGTTATCTCTTGAATTTGAACAGGCATAAGTGTCTCGATCTCTGCTTTCGCTTTTGCTACATTTACTGCTGAGTTGTTCAGCTTTGCCTTATCATCATTTTTCATTGACTCTATTTTCTGAACACTCTCATTTGTTCTATTTGTATCGTCTATCTGCATTGATGCTATCTTCTGAGCTGTTTCATCTTTCATAGTCTGAATTTGAGCATCTTGCAGCGGTGTTTGACCGGCTACTGCTATTGCCTGCACTGTTACATTCGTTATTGTATTTGTAAAGAAGTCATAGATGCGTTTTGCTTTTTCATCATCACTGATTGATGTATGGTCCGTTAAAAAATTGTCTAAATCTTGTTTTGCCTTACCAAGAATAGAAATATCATTTCCATCAGCATCTTTTATAAATGCAACTGTATCAAGTATCTCAGTAAGTGTACTTTGTAATCCCATCCTAATACTCCTTTATCTCAACATCTGCCAACTCTGCATTAACTGTAACATCTTCAAGAACAACACTACCAAGGACTACATTTCCAAGCTCACTATTTATGCTGTAGTTGGGCAAAGATACATCTTCAAGTGTAGTATTTCCGATATTGACATCGTAGTTAAGTTTAGTCATGTTGTCTTTTAAAATAAACCTCTTTTTTAGTGTTTGCATTACTGTAATTTCCAAAGGGATTTCACAATAATAAAAACCATCTATAATGCTTGCAAGATTTCCACTGTTTAAAATAACGCCATTCTCATTAAAAAGTTCGTATGGAACTGTATAGTTTGGCTTATACCCTATAACAAAGTGAGGTGTAGGGTGTCCTATCTTTTTAACAATTCTAAATTTTGAGTTTATCTTAGCCAATAAATAGCCATCAAAATAAGGTGCTTTTGATAAAGCTTTGAAAAATATACCGCTTTGCTGCATTGTATATTCAAGTGGCTCTATCTCATGTGATGCAGAATTAAATGCATAGAGAGATACAACCGGCTCACTATCTGTCTGAACAATAATGCTAAAGTCAAGACCTCGTGTGATATTTGTTGTATCTACTCTAACTACCATGAAGTATCCTAGTACGCTACTGCTACATCACTGTAAACTGGTGCATCAGGATCTATAACCTGCTCTACTGTACTATCAACTGTGCGTATTCTCTCTTCAACAATAATTCCATGCTCAGGACTCTCAATTGTAACAAGGAACTCACCCTCTGTTTGGATTGCAAACTCTGGCGTTACATAAACACCCGTATTTCCAACCTGTGTAAGCGTTGCACCATCTGCCACTGATGATCTTAGTTTTGTTCTAAGATAAAGCTTTGTTGCTGTTGCTTTTGTAACATACACATACTTTCCTGTAGCATATTCAACAACATCACCACTTACAACATCATGCCCACTATCTACAGTGATATAAGTAGCACCGTATGGAGCATAACCGTTTACTGTAGCAGTATGAGCCGTTGCAATACTCTCAACTGCCTCACTCATACCACCTGCAACTGATGTTGTATCTGTAAGGTTATTTGTTGGTGCATACACTACACTAAACTCATCCGATGCTGCACCCAAAAGTGTTGCTTTCGTTGAAACAACTACATCAAAATTTTGCCCTATTTCGTAAGTCTTCATTGCTTACTCCTTTTGTATTGATTATTTCTACCGCCCTATCGAGGGCAGCATATTAGTACATAAAAATAAAATTGTTTGTACCGTCATAAACTTCTACATCAGGCAATCTAAAATCAACAAAACCGCTATTATCTGTATCTCTTTGAAATACTATTAAGTTTGTTCCGTTGTCTTTTTCGTAAACCTGTGTAAAACCACTTCCATCTGCAACAATCTTATGCTGCCGCATAAGTGTTTTTCCGTTTAACTTGTAAATGTTTCCATCAACATCAACTGCGATTACTGCTCTTGCTACCGATGCAGATGTTTTTGATGCAGATTGCATAAAACATAGACTTCTACTTATAGTATGCGATGATGTTGCAGCTACGCCAGCCCATCCACAAGTAGGTAATGTTTGTCTTTCATACCACGACTTATAGGCATCTAGCCATGATGTTTTTACAATACTTTTTCTAAAAACATTATCTGCAGAACGATTAACAATATCGCTTGCAACACCAACTTTACCTAACATAAGTCCATCAATGGAACTTCTTGATGCAATACCTAAACCATAGATATTTGATGCAATGATTTTTCCATCTTTTATTAGCTTGTTATCTGTAGTCAAGTGATAACCGCCTGCTGACTTAACAATATTATTGCTTCCATCACTTAGCTTTACTTCTCTTGCTCTTCCATTCCCATCAAGTGCAAGATCTACTATGTCCTCACCATGAGCAACTACGCGTTCACCATCGTAAACATAATCACCAATAGCAACAGCATCACCTGCATCTGTAAGTATAGATTTATCAATTACACCTACTTTTGCCTGCTGCAGCATTTTACCGCCTGCAACTCTTATGATTTTTTCATAAAGATTTCCGTATTTATGATAGTTGCCATAAGAAAAAGGAGCATAAACAAAAATTGCCTTATCATCAATATTTCTACATATAAAAGTGCTGTTGTCTCTCATAACAGTAAACTCAGATATAAAAGGATTTGGAACGGCATCACCCATGTTGAAACGCTGTCTAGCTTCACCGCGAACAACATTTACATATCCATCGGCATCTAGGTATGCGTAACCATTTCGTATTGAAACAAGTTGAATAGCATTAATCTTAATATCATACGGAACTGCACCTGTAAATACTATTCCACCATTCATCCCAGACACTCTGCCACCCGAAACGCTTTTATTGTTAATCCCATGCGCTACATATTCACCTGTTGTATAACCGGCTATTGCAAACTCACGAAGTTTTTGCAGAGAAACATTTGTTACATTTCCATCTGCATCAGTAAAACTTTCCTCAATGTCTTCAACACCATTAAAAAGCTTGATACTTCTTGTAAGCGTTGGGGTTATCTGCGGAGTATATGCACCACTACTATCTGCTGATATTACACGTTTAATAGTATCCGGCGGATTTTTAGGATCAAATGTAAAAGTCGCATTTCCAAGTCCAAGAAGAATAGAGCATTTCCGATTGTTTAGCGTAGGATAGATAGTAACCTTCCCATCACTAACATTTGCCTTATACCCACACCCTGCATCTACGCTAGGTTCTTTTCTACTTGCTCTACTCATTGCTAATTACCTCCCGTTGGTATCAATACTTTTTTATCACCAATGGTGAAAAACTTAGCATCAAGTCCGCCATTAGTCCATGTTATTTCGATGCTGCCGTCTTCATTCGTTTTAAAGTTGTATATAACCTTGTCTTTTTCATCAATAGGTTTTTTTGATACATCTTTTACAAGAAAATCTTCGCTGTTCACATCTTCTATAATGCACTCTTGAAATTCCGGTTTTGTCTCAGTTGTTTCTACATCATAATGGCAAACACCGTCATCATCTTTATAAGTTTTTGTGTACTTGTTCTCATAATATTCCATATAATGATTAGTGACTCTTTTAAGTGTAACATCTCGACTTTTCAGTGCAATATTATAAGATTTTGTATCTTCTGAATATTGTGCAGAAATAGAATATTTTATATATTTATGCTTATCAAAAGTAGATTGGCTGTATGGATAATTAATTAATCCTGTTGTATAAATAAGTGCTGAACGCAATGCATCATCTGACTGCTGTTGTGCATTAGGATTTGATGTGTAAATATCTACATCATTCTCGCCCCAGTTTATATTTTTTTCAATAAACAATACTGTCTTATTTGTACCTTCAATACTATTATCACCAAACATATACCAAACCGCTTTAGTTTCGTAATGATGTAGCGCATACATATCTGACTCATCCGGACATCTGTCTGTTGATGCTTTTGATGAACTTGATACCATTGTATCACCAGTATTTGCACAGTTAAATCCGCTTCTCTCACCTCCTAAATTCAAATAAGCAATAATGTTAGGAGACTGCATAGCACCATGAAGAACATCTCTAAGTTTTTCGTAGAACTCAATCTGCATAAAATCTTTAAGTGTCTTGTGATAGCCATTATTTACAATAGCTTCTGCTGCACCAAATATTTTAACAACCGCATCTCTATCTTTGCCAACAAACCCATCATAGTTGAGCTTGTAGTAGTCATCTGAGTAGTAATCATCTAATCCATCATTGAGATTAAAAACCATTGTTTCAATAAAAGTCTTACTTTTTTCAACAAGCTCATAACAACTTCTTGTATCTCCATTGATTAGTTTAGGACTCTCGACACCTGTTCCGTACAAATGCACACCAAAACTAGGCACTTCAAGCTCTTCAATATCTGAAAATAGTTTGTCAGGCAAAGTTACAGCATCACTCAATATCACTTTCGGAGCATCAACATAAGGCTTGACTTTTACATATTGAGCATAAGTACATTTCACATACACACCACGCTCATACACTGCTTCACCATCATAAAAAATCTGCGTGTTCGGATAATCTACAATATGCTCAGGATGAATAGTAAAATGAAATTCTCCTGTTTCAGGGTCAAGTCCTTTACTGAGTCTATCTCTCTTATCATTATCCGATGCAGCACATTTTCGATGATTAATTGACAAATTAGGATTATCAAAAATTTCAAGACTGAGAAGATCATCACAAATTTCAAAGTTAAAAACAACTTCATCAAAAGCAATAGTAGATAAACTTCTCTTTATATTTTTAGATGCAAAGAAGTAATCATTTATATTTGATTGTGTGTACTCTGTATCTATTGCATAGTATTTCTCAAGTACATTTCCATCTTCATCAGAAAAAGAGAACTCTTTAAAATCATCTACATAAATAGAGTTTATTGCGATAAGTACCTCTTTAATTTCAGAATAAGAATATCTACTGTTTGTAGCCTCAAGCTTTCTTTTCTCAACTCCATTTTCAATGTATTTAGAGATTTTAAACTCAAAAGCATTATCTTTATCAAAAAAAGAATATTTTGAAGTATCTACAGATGACAAGTTATCAAATTCATAAAACTTAGCCAGTATGATTGACTTCATCATGTTTTCATAAGTTGAAACTTTAGAGTGCGATGCATCAATAAACCCAAGATCAGAAATGTTTTTACCAAAGTTTTCTGTATCTTCTGAATTGTAATAAAACCCAATATCTTTTTTAGCATTTACAACTTTATTTACTTTTTCAAGTTTTTCAATAAAGGCGTTTGACAGATCATTGTCTGCATCAAAAAAGCTTATATTGCTATTTCCATTTTCATCAAGATTAATATCAATTTGTCTTGATAAAGAAAGTTTAGCTTTTTTTCCATCCACCACTCTTTTAATCAAGTGCATATCAACAAGATTTACAAACTTTTTATATGCTGCAAACTTATCATTAAATGAATTGTCTTTTACAATAATAAGCTTATCTTTATCATCCTCATTGAGGCATAAATAGCACTCTTCTTCATTCGTTAAAAAAACAATATCAAGATAAACAGACACAGGATATTTTGAGTTGCTTTCACTGTCTAAGTGATCTGTATTGTCGTATAGTTTAAGCTTGTTCGTTTTTACCTTTGCATCAATGTTTTCTGTATCGCAGATATAAGATAGCTCAACTTTTCCACTATCAAAATCAATATCAACATGATACTTTTTACCACCTACAATGTACTCACCGCTTTGTGTGAGTACAATAGTTTCACCATTTTTGAATAATGTGATTTTTCTCATTACTTCAACCTATGTAATTTTAAGTTCGATTGTGTAATCCGTACCATCAAGTAAAGAAGTATCATAATCAAGAACATAAGCGTTTTTGTTTGCGTTGTAAGTAAGATTTGTTACAATCTCATCACCATTTAAGGCAATAATGCTTACCTGTATCTTTTGAAGCACTTTTGAAGTTATTGAAGTGATAAAGTCAGCATCAGACAAAAGACTAGACTTTATATCAGTTTCACTTGGGATAGACTCAGACAAGCTGCTGATACCTGATGATAGCTTCTTTTCTACCGAGCTTATTTTCTCATCAATAGCATCAAGATCTTCTTGCTTCATCTGCCCTGCTACTTCTTTCATAACAGTAACACCATTTTGCTTCTCTACAACAACCAAAGAACTTCCGAAAACTACATTTACATCATTTTCATAGCTTTCTCCAAAGTTTGATAGTAAAAGATTTTTCAAGTCTTTTTCGCCTAAATTTTGGTTATCAATTACAAAGTTGATTTTCTTATTTGTAGCGGATGATAAATCAATACCACCCTCTACATAACCACCCTCTACATAACCATTTACTACATAATTGTTTGGCATATTTTTTCCTTAATTTTTTAAGTTTTTTGCTAAATTTATGATAGCATTTCTTCTACTTGAACGATCTCATACGATAAATCAGTGTTTGGATAAATTCCATTGTTTTTAACTTTATCAAAAAAGACAACTTTTGCATTAAAAAGTTTATTGTCTGCAATATCTGCTCCAACCATATATTTTACACCTGTACCTGTTGGCTCACTTTCTAAATATAATTCCGTGTTTGTGTCTATCCAAAAGCTACCATCTTCCTCGGTTCTTGCATAAATAAAAGCTTGATAAGATACATTGCGTGGTACATTTTCATTATTTTCTCCCGCCACCTCTGAATATTCGTTATATTCAACATAACCGATAGGATAATTGCTATCCACGATGTCAATATTTTTCATTGCCTCTACTTGTTCATTAGTGAGTGTAAAAACCGTTACTGCAAAAAATTCTTTAACTTCTGAATTTTCATCATTTGTATGTGCAAGTAAAATACTTTTTCCTGTATTTTCTGCAAGTGCCTCAAAGTTTCCATCAAGCTCACCGTGTGTTAATTCAACTGTTTTGTTTTTTCTGAGTGTTAATTCTGTTTTGTAAGTTTGCTCTAAAATAGCCATTTTTTGTCCTTTTCTTATTAAATTACTACCGCTGTAGTCTCAGCGTCTTGTTGCTCTAAAGCCACAATTCTGTCTGTATGCTCAACTAAAGTTTCTTCTACCACATTCAACTCTTCTTCTTTTGCAAACTTACTTGTATCGAGTATTTCAAACTCTAATGTCGTAAGATCATACTTGTCTGCGCACGCATCAGAGAACACACGATAAATATTACCGGTGCGACTATCAAAAATATCACCGAAAAAGTAGTCTTTGTATGTTCCATCTGAATTTTTGTTGCTGCTTGCTTCTTGAAAAGTATTGTTTAGCCAGTTCTTCGTCCAGTCTTTAGCACCTTGAACTGTAATTGTTGAAGTAGGTCTGATAACGACTTCTTTTTTATATAAACCTGCCATATATAACCCTTTTAAATAGATGCAGAAGGCAAAAGCCTCTCTGCTAATAGTGTTGCAGTTAGATTACTGCACCATCTCCGTCACCGCCAGATGCTCCACCTGCACAATCTCTTGACGCAAGTCCTAAAGATGCACGAAATTTATTGCCAATACCGCAAATATCCATAGAAGATGCTTTTAGATCTCTTGCATCTGAGTATGCTTTCAGCTCTTCTACTGCTTGCTCCAACTCATGAACGCGCTTTGTTTCATTCGCATCTACTTTTGCCTCAACATCAGATAAACGAGTAACTACGCCCTTAACAAGATTTCCATCTTCATCTGTTGTATCATTTAGTGTTTTTTCAACACCGGTTACACGCTCATCAAGACCGGCTACTGTTGCAGCAGTATCACCCGTGATAGCTTCGATTTTTTCATCTGTGTAAGCTTTTGCAGTGTCGATAGCTTCTGTTTTAGCAGTTGAAATTGCTACATTTGTACGAGCTGCCTCATCTGCTATTGACTTAGCAATAGATCCATCTACAGTCTCATCACCAGTAAGTGTCTCAAGTGTACCCTCAACTCCAGATAAGCGATTTTCAACATCTACATTAACTGCATCCTGAGCTTCTTTTAGTTCATTTGCTTTTGATGCAATACTTGTAATTGCAGCTTCATTGGACGCTATTCTGTTTGCATTTGAAGTGATTTGTGATTGTAGAGCTTCCTCCGCTGCTGTAGCACGAGTGACTTCATCTAAGATAGCCTGCTTGTTTTCAAGAATTTTTCCGAGAATGTTTTGGATTGCACCATTTTCATCTGAAATAACTGCATTGATCGCTGCAATTTTCTCAGCTAACGACTCAGCACCATTGTCTGCATCAAGCTCTGTAATAGCCGTGATTTGTGCTTGTAAGTTTGCTTCCGCTGCTTGAAGTTCTGCAACTGTTGCATAACCCAATGACTCCACATACTCCTTGACGGATAAACCCATCTCTGAGGCTAAGTCTTGCAATGCCTGTTCTAGTTCGTCTGTTGTTACATTATCTGCCATAATATAACTCCTTTTGTATTGATTTTATTGTTTGAGCGTGGCTCACAATAATGCTACTTGTAGCACTATAATCAGCTATCTCTTGGATGCAAACCTAAATGTTTTCTAAGTGTATCTTTAGCAGGTTTTACATTAACAGGCTTCGTAGTATCAAGATACTCTTTGATAGATATACCCATTTCAATAGCAAGTTTTTCAAGTGCTTTTTCAAGTTCTTTCGTGGTTATTGTTTTAGACATTAAAAAGTCTTTTAAGCTCAGTAAACAAAACAAGAAAAAGTATAGTAGCTTGAACAGATAGGAATATTCTTTCTGCTATTTTTCTATTGTTTTTTTTGATCTCTACTGATATTTTTTCCTCAATATCTTCACCCATTTTCTCAACAAGTTTTTCAACTTCTTTTTCAGTCACGCTAAACCCTTGTTAAATCAAACTTCATACTGTGAAAAATCTACACTGTTGCTTTGATAAATGCTAACTATTGATTGTGCCTGCTTTGCATAATCAACATTCTTTTTATTCGTTAAATAACTGCACATATAATAGATTACAGCCTGCGTAAGCTCTTCATCAATGTCTATCTTCGCATTATCATCAATGCTTACAATGGGCTCTCTTATATACCAATGGTTATAGACTTCATCAATATCATTGTAAGTGCTGTATATTCTACGAAAAACATCTGTTTTTGTGTCATCATAAGAAGACACTAAATGAGATGGAATACATCGAAGCATTACATCTCTAAGTGCCATTTTGAGATAAGTATCATCAGATGTTAAGAACTCTTCTGCTTTGGAGTTATCACCCCTTAGCAGTCCAACAACTGATTTCTTTACCTCTGAGTAAGTCATGGACTATTTCCACCCTTTTGCAGATGCGAACATATCCCCGTTTTTAACCTCTAAAGTAAGGTCAGAATAGTAACGACCATATTTTGCAGTTTTAGATGTTGGTACTTCTGAGAAACTCGTTTGAGATACATACATAGCTCTTGCCTCTTTGAATTTACCTGCAAGCATCTTATCTTTGAGCTTGTCTCCTGCAAAGTGTCTGTGTAGTTGAAACTCTACCTCTCCAAAGTCTGTTACAATTCTTGTTACTGTTGGATCGATTTTTCCGTTAGTTGGCTGATTGTACTTAACGATGTAATCTTTACACGCTTGATTTACTTTTTGTTTTAGCTTAGAGCCTAAAAGGATTTTAAAAGTATCATCTTCCATAGCTCCACGCTCCCAAAGAGGTTCTAAGAACTTATGCAGCTCATCAAGTGAAAAATCAACAAAACTTGCTTCATCTGATGGATCATAACCATCAACTGTATATTTTTGCTCATCAGGTACAAAGTAGAACAGTCCTGCCATTCTTGGTGCTTTGGTTGCTGTTGCAACAACTGGTGCAGCTTCAATACTTGAATTACCCAAACCTAAAAGTGCATACTCAATATCTTTAAGATGCTCTTTACCTTTTTTACCGACTTGATAAGCCCACTCTTTACCACCGTACTGGCTCATCTCCATTTGACGCTTAGTTACACCAACCTCATTTTTAATGATTTGTGCGACATTCGTGTTTTTTGTTTTTGTTGGTACTGTGTTTTCATCAAGGTCTGATAACTCTAGATTTGCATTGTCTTTTGCATCTGCATATCTGTCATTGATCCAACTATGCTGCGGTGCTGAGATGCTACCTGTTCCAATCATTTGGATAATAGGTGCAGTTGCTACACCCTGCTTGATAATCGCATCGACTATCGACGGCTTCTGCGTTAATGCTGTGTTTAATGTTGTTAGCATTGTATTTTCCTCTCTCTTGTTTTTGTGATGCGAGTATTGTTACAAAAATAGATTTTCAAAATAAGAGGGTTTTGTGAGATGTGTGTAAAAATATAAAAAATCTCACATAGCCAATTATAAAGGCTTGTGAGATGTGTAAAATGAGTGTTACTCTTTTGATGCACCTAAGATAAAATCACCTAAGTCAATCTCGGATGCCGTACCTTTTTCAACTTTTTTATTGAAATCACTGCTTTCATTTCCTCCACTGCTTCCGCTGTCTGTAATCTCATCTGGCTTCTCTTCTGGTTGCATAGAACTCTTTACCTTTGCAAACAACATATCAAGACCATCTGGGTCAGCTTTCAGTGCCTCTGCTATTTGTGGCTTTGTCTCTGCAAGCTTCTCTAACTCTTTTTGTACTAAAGTAGGATCAATGTCATCATACTTCTTGCTAACCTCTTCAAAGACTGCTTTCTCTTTGCTCTCTTGCAACTGTGCTTTCATCGCTTGTAACTCCTGCTCATAAGCATCAAGACCTAAAGCCTCTTTTGCCATCTGAACTTCATCTACTGGTTGCTGTTGTTGTGCCGGTGCTTGCATTTGCTGTTGTGCCTGCTGCTCTTGTTGCTGTTGCATCATCATCTCTTGTTGTTCTGGTGTAATCATAGGTGCTTCCATTATTTTGTCTCCTCAGTTTTTTTAACTTCTTTTGTATCATTTTCATTGTTAGGTACTGCCATACCATCATCTGCTTTTTTCATAGGTACTGCATACTCATTAAGTATCACTTCACCTAGTGTATAGTCCTCTTCAAACTCATCTTTAGGCACTGAATACTGCTTGTGTGTCTTGTTTACATCTTGCAATAACACTTGATTACCACTTGCATCAATAACCTCTACTGCTGTAGTCTTTACAAACTTTTTACCTACTATTGCTGTTGCCATTTTTTAACTCTCCATCTCTGATATTTCGCTACCGATGTTGTTAGCATCATCTTCAAGTTTGATTATCAAGTTATCCAAAACTTTCATAGCCAAACCAACGCCTTTCATTCTCTCTAATGCAAACTTTGCCTTATGTGCATCATCTGCTGTATATGCCTCCGTAAAAGCACTCTGATATAAAGAGTTTAAATCATCCTCCATAAGCAAATAAACATCACTTGCTCTAACCTGCTTTGCTTCTTCAAGTATGCGTACTGTCTCACCTAGATTTCTCTTTAGGTCCGCTATGCTGCTATCTTCATTATCCATTACCTCCTCTGGTGTGATTTCTTCTTTTTTTGTTTGTTCATTACCTATCATTGCATTACCTCCTGTTGTTGTGGTTGCTCTTGCTGCATAGCCTCTTCCTCTTTCTCTTCTGCGCGCTCTATAATGCTATCCTGCCCTAAAAGCTTCAATTTCTCCATATTTAGGTCGTCTAACATCTGCATATATTTCTGTACTCTTGTGCTATCTTGTAACTGCATATAAAGCTGCAAACTCTGTAGTACTGTAGCCGTAGATTTATCAATGCTGTCTATCTGCATCATCTTGTTAATTGAGCCAATTCCAACATTGATGATAATCTTCTGTCTCAATGCTCTTTTTCTATCAATACCCATGAAGTTACTGCTTACTTTGTATTTGTAAATAAGTAAAACTATTCTCTGAATAAGAGGTCTAAAAAAGTTTTCATTAAATGCTCTTGAAATATCATCTATTACATTACTGCCTTGCATCTGCAACGCTTCAACTTCTGTTGCTGTCTTACCTCTTCCGCTTGCAATTCCCTCACTTAGTTTGGAAATACCGCTTATCTCTTCCGCCTCTCTTGATAATTGACTCACATCAAATATACTGTCATTTAGTCTTGGTATAGGCAACTCTCGTATGTTGTTTATGTTATCAACTACAATCTTTTTACGATTAGATATAAGGTCGTCTTCACGCACTCCGCTCTCTTTTGTAGTGATAAAACGCTGATTTAGCTGTATATCTGTAGCATCTATCTGTTGGTTACGCTTGATAGTATTCTCATTCTGCAAAGATATAAGTGGTGCTATAAAAGCATCTCCATAAGCACGAACAGGATTGATAGGCTCATTTATCATAACAAATTGAGGGTCAAGCGTTCCTACAATAAATGGCAAACCGTCTTTAAGCAGCTTATCGGCTCTTAATACTGTATCATCATTTAAAATTGTAGATACATACCACTTCCCATTTTTCTTGCGATACACCTCGTGAAACTCTACACGCTGATACTTACCTATGTCTGCACTTGTTGTACGCTCAACTCTGTCTGCATAAAGTGAAGAGTTTACATACTTACTCCAATCAACATCTGCTTTAGCATACTGCTTCTCTAAATCGGCAATAGTCATGCTGTTTACTCTATGAACAAGATAGTTTATATCTGCTGTTGCAGGAGCATAAGGATCAAGGTAAACATCATCAAGTCGGCATCTTTCCATCTTGATATTATTCTCTTTCACACTCCAATACACTTTTATAAGTGCCGTACCATAAATAAGGCTCTCTCTCGCTACAGGACGCAGGTTTGTGTATAGATTTTTATCTCTTCCATACTCTTTAAGCTCTTTCTTTAGCGCATTTGATACCTTTTCATCTTCCTCGATCTCTTTATCTTCTGGCTGAATGATTGCAAGCTCATCATTTCCAAAAAATGACTTCATCAAGTCTCTAACAATCTTATCTACCTTTGGCTTGATAAGGTTAGGAGTCAATGCACTTTTTCGTCTTGCAAGAAGACTCTTACGCTGCTTGTGAGACAAAACATTAACATAGGCACTCTCTAGTGCTATAAAGTCGCTCTTGTGCTGCTCATATCCATTGATAGCATCATCTCTGAGTGCAACAAGTTCTGCTACAAGTGCATCACTAAAATTCTCTTTTGCCATCTTCTATCTCCTTTCGTAATCTTTTTATTCTGTAAATATTTACATCAAAACCAATATCTTCAAAATGCTTTAGTATGTCTTCATCAGGCATACCCTTATCTACGATACACTCTAGTATCATGTATCTCTCTATGCTTTTTGGCGTTAGCGTAAACTTAGCACTTGGGTATCGTCTTGCAACACTCAGTGCCTTTGCCCCATCGCCTCCGAACAACTCGTTAATGAGAAAATATGTGTTAATCTCATTCGTACTTGGTTTTTTATCTTCTACCATGATGCAAACTCCTCATCTATTTCATCTGCATAAATATCTCTCTCGTGATACTCTTCAACTTCTTCTGCTGTTGCTATCACTGTGTTACTTGCAAGTGCCATTGCATCTGCAATATCTGGACTTCTCCCTAGTGCCTCTTTTATCTCCTTTTTAGATATGATTTGAATTACTCCTTTTTCTGTGATTTTAAATCTCTGTGCTGATAACTCGCCTATTGCTGCATCATCATCAAACATTTTCCCCTCTTCTTCAAGGATCTTCTTGAGCTTGTAGTAAAGTTCTGCTCTGAGATTGAGGTAAATATCAGGTCGTGAAGGATTCTCGCTTACTTTACAACCTATTGCCGGTATATTTGTGTACTGTGGCTCATTAAGCACGCTCATAAGTCCGCTGCCCTCGCCTATGCTGTCTATAAAAATAGCTTTAGGCTCTCTTCCTTTTGCCTTTGCACTCAAATACTCTTCTGCCAACCACCTAGCAGTATTAACCTGTCTGTGCTTCCCTGTAATAGGACACTCTTTTTTCTCATAAAAATAATTCCCTACTCTTTTAACAAGTATAGTTCTATCATCTCCTGCATCTGCATAGTCCAATCCCCACACTTCCGCACCATAGTCGTTATAATCATCTCCAATATTCAAAGCATCTTCAATGATATACATAGGGATAACCGCATCACTTGATGTTCTAGGGAAACGACCTTGTACCCTTACTCTGTAAGCATCGCTATCAACTCCGTACTCTTTTTTCTTACGCTCTATACTCTCCTTTGTAACATTCTCACTCTCTTCTGCATTAAATACATGAATTTTCCATAGCTCTCTGTTTTTGTGATGTGAGTCATAGAAATATCCATCGGTCCTTGTAGGGTTGGCAGTAAGCAGCCGTAAATGCTCCTCTCCTGTTAAACTTCCCTCGATTACTTCAAAGATTGTGTTAGGAACTCCACTCGCTTCGTCTATAATCCAACACAAAAAAGTAGCGTGAAAACCTTGCAAACCCTCGGGTGCTTCTTTTCTTGCTGTTCTTGCCACACATTGATTATTATTACAAAAAGCTACGCTGTCATTTTTTACTACTACACACTCTTTAAGTTCTTTTGGTAGTTTTTCACGCCATTTTCTAACCTCTGGTAATAACAATCTTACAAGCTGCGGTGCTGTCGGCGCTGTTGCCGGTATCTTTGCATCGTATTTGAACAAGCCTACCCATAAAATAACCCATGATAAGAGAGTAGATTTACCTGTATTATGTAAAACCGTAAAATCCCCACCTAAAAACTTATGATTTCCATCCAATTCAAAACCGTAATAATCGCCTATTCCTAAACACTCAACTGATTTAATGCCAAAGTGTAAATTACTTCTTTGGCTTGGTATATCTTTGTTTATTTTGTGTCTTTTGCAAGGGATAATCTCCGTATTTCTACCGATACTTAATCTATAATAATCTATACCTTTAACTGTTTTGATTTTAATTGTTGTATGAAGTCCTACACTCTTACAAAGATACTGCATATCTTTTGCCAACTGAATAAACTTTGTAATAAATTCATATTGTCTTTTTTCTAAGCTTCCATCTGTGTCTAATAAACCTGCGATTAACTCCAATCTCTGTTTTTTGCTTGATGTTAAATATTGCTTGGGTATATGTTTATTTTTTAATAAATTTAAGGATTTTAACTCTTGTTTTAACTCTAATTTATATTTATTACAATTATTTTGAGTATTTTTATATGTTAAAGTATTTTCTAAACTTCTGATATACTCTGCAACTGCATCTTTTTTATTACCCATCCAAATATAATCATTACTGCTTCCACCATCTCCTAGCCACGCTCCTAAAATATAAGGATGAATTAAAAGGTTTTTTTCACTAAACTCTGTTGAATTTCTATAAATAGCATGAGTTCTTTTTCTTCTATCACTCCATTTAAGATAATCCTCTACTGTAACTGTTACTTTATCCCCTGTTATCTGTTTTCCGTGTGTTTGAGTAGCAACTAAGCATAAAATATGAGACTTATTAAAAATATGCTCTGTATTATCTCTATACACAAACCGATACATTTCTTCTCGACCTCTGTATAACTCTAAAACATTCCGCTCACTTTTTCCATCATCTCCCATAAGCTTATCGCCCACTTTTATATCTTGAACTGCTTTTATGCTTCCATCACTTAGCATTATTTCTGTATCTATTCCAAAACATCCATGACCTGATGCGATGCTTATATCTTTAACTCCTGCGTCTATATCTCTTAATACTGCTTTTTGTTGGCTTGATGGACTTCTATCACTCTTTGCAAACAAACACTCATCTACAAATAGTTCTATGCTTGAAGCCCATCTCTCTAGCAGTTCTTTAGTTTTCATCAGCATTGCTCTTTTGCTTATTTTTGTTGTAGAAATACTCTGCAAACTCTGCTAGTGATATGTCGCTACTTTTTTGCTTGTTGTCTTTCTCGTAGTAGCCTAGTATCTTTCCTATCTCAACCAAAGCACCCTTTGCACTTGCTAAATTTGTATCCCTCATCTCAACTTCAATCGTATTCGTTATTCCATCTCCTGCACCCTCTGTTACAATATGACTACTTGAAACATCGCCTATACCTATCTCAAAGATGCGTGTATGAGCTTTAATTATTTTCTCTACACTCCACTTGCTCTCTTCTTCTGCTTTGGCTTGTAGCTCTTTTAACCTTGTGGTAATATTGTGGTTACTTAAAAGCTTTGATGCACTTTCTATAATCGTTTTATCTTTCATTCTTGAAGTAGAATAAGCATAACGATAAGC